ACGGATACCTTTTGGTGATGGTCTAAGCGTAGACCCAGAACGAGATTCATTTAAAAAAATAAGCAACGTAATAGGTGCTTACAACAGATATAGAAGAGGCGAGAAAAACCCTGCATTAAACTTTAATCAATTCTTCGAGTTATTTTCAACAGAGAACTTTGCATCCGGTGGATCAGCTGGCCAGTTAGTAAGCAACACGGTCGATGGATCACGGCCCGGGTATAGTGGTGATAGAAAAACCGTACATTTAATAAACGAAACAGGTAATCCAAACCACAGTGGGATTTATAAAACAACTAATACTAAAACAGGTTCTGTTAGTTATCGTGGAGGATACACAAGAAGGGATGAAGGTGGAAGACAATCTACTAAATCAAGTTCAACTATTAAAGGGGCACGAGAACTTCTTAATAAAGCATTAGAAACTCCAAAAGGTAAAAGCATGATTGATTTGCAAGCTGAAAAAGGTGCTGGCAATATGTTAAAAGATAAAAAATTTATGACACAGCTAGAAAAAGCATTTGAAGAAGTGTCTGCGTTAGAAAAAAAAGGATATGGTAATATTGATAAAATTGTAAAAAAATATGAAACAAAGTTTTATAAAAAAGTAGGTACAAAAAACATAGATGGTTCTACTGTTACAAAAGGAACTGATAATGAATTTACAAAAGCTTTAAGATCAGAAATTAGAGAATACGCAAAAGATTTAGATATTTATAATGTTGAAAATCCAAACATGGAAAAAGCATTAAATGATTATAGAAAAATTAAAAATCCAAAAAAAGGAATGATTGGAAATATTGCAGAACGATATGGTATTAAAAGAGGTATGTTAGATAGCTATATAACTAACTTAGGTCAAAGAAAATACATTCCAATAAAAGATCCCGATGAATACACTAAAGCAATTAGAGCTGCCGAGAAAAAAGCAATTGACAAATTTAGTGATTCTTATTTTGAAAGAAAATTATCTGCTTCAAAAACTACAGGAGTTCCATTTAACGAAGCTAAACCTAATGAAATTGTTAGACTACAAAAAAGTCATATGGGAGACAAGTTAACGCAAAATGTTAAAACAGGTAATATTGGTTACGCAGCAGATGAAATAAACCAAGAAGTTTTAAAAGATTTTGATACTGAATTAAGACAAATAAATAAAGATCTAGAAAAACTGTATAAAAATAAACCTAAAGGTTATTTACAAGAAATGGATAAACTAAATACAAGAGGAATGGATTTAGCGGCTGCTTCTAAGGGTTATAAAAAATTTGAAGCAACAGACCCCAAAACAGGAAAAAAATTTGTAATTAATTATAGTAGCGCTGCTCAAGAATTAGATCCAACAAATTTATTAGGAGATAATGTTAACTTAGCTGATGTTGGTAAAGAAAATAAAGCTGCCGTAAAAGAATTAAAAGACATGTCTATAAAAAATATTTCTAAAACAAAAAAACAAGTTGCTGCAGATATAAAAGAAATAGCTTCTAATTTAGAAAAATTAGGTTGTGGTAAAGCAGCAGGTGGTAGAATTTTATTTGCAAATGGTGTTCCTAATTTAACTAAATGTGGAAAAGCAGGCGTAGCTAAATTAGAAAAAGGATTAGCAAATGGTTTTAAAGGAAATGATGTTGGTCTTGCAAAAAAAATTCTAGGTAGTGGTAAATTTTTAAAAGACGCTGTATCACTTAGAGGTTTGTTTGGTCCTGCAGCTTTAGCATTTACTGCATTAACTGAAGCAGGGTTTGTTGCTTCTGATGCAATATCAGATGGTAAATCATTTAGAGAAGCGATTGGTGATAGTGCATTTAATTATATGTTAGGTGACAAGACTAAAATAAATTCTGAAGAAGAATTTATTAAAAGATTAAAAAATATACCCGGTTCTCCAAGTCAAGGTTTCCGTGGTGTTACAGATGAAGATATCGGTAAGATGCAATATTTTAAAGAAAGTTTAAAAGATATGGGTGTAGGTTTTAAAAACTACAATACCATAAAAGACTTAGAGAAAAAAATTGAAGATAACACATTAAATCAACAAGTTCCTGAGTTTCCAGATCAAGCTTTTCAATTAAATACTCAACTAGATAAAGCACAAGCTGAAAATCAAGATTACTTTAGAACAAATACTGCTAATAGAGTAAGTAATTATCTTATGTCTGATGCTGCTTCAGAAGGAGCAGAAGCTTTACAAAAATCAAATTTAATGGCAAAACAAGATCAATTAAACAATGCTTATCGATCTTCACTAAAAGGCATTGAATCACTTAAAAAAGAAAAAGAAGACATTAGAGGTGATTTATATAGAATAAATAATCCAACAGAGTATAATGAGTTTTCAAAATATTTTATGAGTAAACCAAAACAAGAGCAAAGTATGATAATGGGATTAGGTTATAATGAAGGAGGCATAGCTAGTCTAAATGTCAAAAAATAGAAAACCACAGAATAAGAAAAACCCAACACTGGTAAAAAGTAATCCTGCATTTAAATGGTGGGCAGTACCACCTAAAAAGGGACCATTATCACAGGGGTTGAAATTACCATCAAAACAAGCTAAGAAAGTATAGGAGAAAATATATGGCAGATATAGATAAGTCTCTCCCTAACGATGTTAGACCTGACGAAGTTGCAGAAGAGGTTGACGTTGAGGAGATTGAAGAATTAAAAGGACCAGTAGAAGTTACAGAAGACGATGACGGGGCTACAATTGATTTTGACCCTAGCGCAATGCCTTTACCTGAAGAAGGTGATTTCTTTGCAAACCTAAACGAATTACTTCCTGAAGAAGATACTGATGCCATGGGTAGTCAGTTACAATCTGATTACATGGAATATAAAATGTCTCGTAAAGAATGGGAACGAGCATACATTACAGGTCTAGACTTATTAGGATTTAAATACACAAACAGAACTGAACCTTTTCAAGGAGCAAGTGGTGCAACTCACCCTGTGCTAGCTGAAGCAGTTACTCAGTTCCAAGCTCTAGCTTACAAAGAATTACTACCTGCAGACGGACCCGTTAGAACAATGGTGATGGGTAAGTCAGATCCACAAAAAGAAATGCAGGCACAAAGAGTTAAAAATTTCATGAACTATCAGATCATGGATAAGATGACAGAGTATGAATCTGACTTTGATCAAATGTTATTTTACTTACCTCTCTCAGGTTCTACATTCAAAAAAGTTTATTATGATGATTTATTGGAACGAGCAGTTTCTAAATTTGTTCCAGCAGATGACTTAATAGTTCCGTATACGGCTACCTCATTAGACGATGCAGAAGCAGTCATCCACGTTGTCAAGATGTCAGAAAACGAATTAAGAAAACAGATGGTATCTGGTTTCTATTCTGACATCGAGTTGACAAAACCAACAGACACAATCACTAACGAATTAGAAGAAAAAGAAAGAGAAGTAGAAGGAGTTACAAAATCCCAAAGAGTCGATGCTATGTATACAATTCTAGAATGCCACGTTAATCTAGACTTGGAAGGCTTCGAAGACCTTGGCCCTGACGGAGAGCCAACGGGAATAAAATTACCTTACGTCGTTACAATCGAAGAAGGTAGTAGGAGAGTTTTGTCTATTAGACGAAACTTTGCGCCCAATGATCCAAAGAAAAATAAAATCCAATATTTTGTCCACTTCAAATTTCTGCCAGGACTAGGATTTTATGGCTTAGGATTAATTCATATGATTGGCGGATTGAGTCGTACTGCAACTGCGGCTCTCCGTCAGTTATTAGATGCAGGGACATTATCAAACCTACCAGCGGGATTTAAGCAACGTGGTGTCAGAGTAAAAGATGATGCCGCAAATATACAACCAGGAGAATTTAAAGATGTTGACACTCCAGGTGGTAATCTAAAAGATGCTTTCGTATTCTTACCTTACAAGGAACCATCAGCTACACTATTGCAGCTAATGGGAATTGTAGTTCAAGCAGGACAAAGATTCGCGTCCATTGCTGACATGCAGGTTGGGGACGGGAATCAACAGGCCGCTGTTGGTACGACCGTAGCTCTTTTAGAACGTGGTTCAAGAGTAATGTCAGCAATCCATAAAAGACTTTACGTAGGTCTAAAAAAAGAATTTAAATTACTTGCTAAAATATTTGGTGAGTCTTTACCACCAGA